ATGCCCTGCATCAACGCGATTGTCGCGCCCTTCGAGAAGCATCATCGACCGGTCGCCAGTGGAAAGCGCTCACTCATGTTCGTGCGCGATTACGTTGACTGGTATCGCAGCTACTACGGATTCCGCACCGAGGCACGAAAGCCGCTGTGGGGCTGGAAGGATACGCGCCAGTTTGATCTGCTATGTCGGGCCGACACATTCTCGCAGTTCCTTTGCAACGTCAAGGCGCACTACCCCGACGGATTCATCCGCCACCTCTACGCCGAGTACGCGCGATATTCGACCGACATCTACCGCGTTGAATCGCTTTTTCCCGCTCTCCGCGAATTCTTGTGCGACTGCATCGAGGTCCGCATTCGAGACAATAGCTATATCGCGAATGCGACGGCGGAGCTTGCGGACGTGACCGACGCGGACCGTGCCTTAGTGCGTGAGCTTGAGGGGAGCGAGCGCTACGAAATCTGATTGCCCAGCTACAGCTTGCCGCGTATGCGGTGCTGATAAAACTGACGAGTTGTTTGGTTTCAACTCTCCCCGTCCGTTGCTGGCGGGCGGGGATCTTTTAGAAGGGGATGCAATGCCAAAAGTAGACTACGGAGACGGGCTCACAGTGAACTACACCGATGGCGAATATGAGCGACTGCAGGAGATACGCAAAAATAAAGACCCAGGGAGAAATAAGCCAAAGCCAAAAAGCCTGAATGATAGGCACTCGACGATTTCGGTCAGCCTTCCGCTTTGGCTGCAAGAAGTTCTAAATAAACACGCAGCGAAGATCGGCGAAGGTCTAAGCGAGTACATCCAGGATGCAATATTACGTAAAGCAATCGAGGATTATAATGACGAAGAAAGTACCTGACATCTACATCAACCAAAATTTCAACGGCGTCTGCGCTAGCGAAAGCTGCATGGCTGATATTGGCCGATTCGTTGTTGAGGCAATTCAAGAGTATTGCAGGATAAAGACACTTGGCGAACGCGAATTCATGCAGATGGACGCTGAGTTTCGGCGTGATTTGAAAAAAAGTTTGTTTTTTTGCCGAATTTCGTGCTTTTTCCGTTCAAAGCAGGGCATCAATTGCCGATAGCCCTAGATATAGGCGGGACGGCTCCTGTGTTAATCCTCCCAACGCCAATAAAGGCGTATTAACACAGGACGACTCCTGTTCCCTACTGGGAGGGGAACTACTTGCTCACGGCACTTCAAATCAGCCGCACGTCAATGTGCGTCGAACAAATCAACGGACTCACGCTCGAAGCAATCGCCGATAAACATGACTGCTCTGTCTCATGCGTTAGGAAGGCTACCGCATGGGGGAAGCGTGCAGGCATCTTCAACATCACAGCAACGCACAATCTACACGTCCACATTGCCGAACATCGCGCAATGATAAAAGAACTCGAAAGCGAGTGGAAGCTCGCGAAGAAATCACGCTACGAGATACGCGACGGAGCCCAGCGGGTCAAGCATCCGATGGCTCATGAGCGGATTGCGGTCCTTTCCCGCGAGCTGAGGGCATGGCGCGAGACGTTGATGAAGCTCGAAGGCGCATATGATCAGGTTCTCACGGTAAAGCATGAGGGCGAGATCGTTCACAAGGTAGACCTTACGAAGCTGACGAACGCCGAACTCACGCAATTTGAATTGATTACCGCGAAAGCAAGGAACGGGCATGGTCCTAACTGAGGCGATCCCGTTGGTCGATATCCAGCAGGAGCAGGCGCGCCGCCATCACCTGCGCTTCATGCAGCACTGCTGGCGAAAGCTGACGCCGCTTTATATCGGGCCACATACTTCATGGATCTGCGAAAGGATTGACGAAGCTATTGAGCGATACCGCAATGGCGAGTCCTCCTTCCTGATCATCAAGGTTCCGTTTCGCCACGGTAAATCAGATATTGTTTCGCGTTATCTCCCACCGCATTTGCTTGGTCTGTTCCCTGACAATGAAATATTGCTTGCCTCTTACGGTGCGGATCTCTCTCATGGATTTTCACGGAATTGCCGCGAGCTTATCAGGACGGAAAAATATCAAGAGTTATTTCCCGGAATCAAAGTAGATCAGGATGCTTCGGCAGTTTCCCATTGGGAGATCGCGGGGCATATGGGCTGTATGAATTCTGTAGGATTCGGCGGAACGATGGTCGGACGCGGCTATGAATTTGGAATCGTTGACGAGATTCACAAGAACCGGCAAGAGGCGGAATCTGCTACAATCCGGGAACGCAACTGGGAATCATTTACGAATGACTTCCTCACACGTCGGGGCCCGGTGTCGATGACACTGCTTTTGACAACGCCCTGGCACGTCGATGACATCATCGGCCGCGCTGAGAAAGCGATGGTTGAAGTTCCGGACTTCCCGCAATTCGAAGTCATCTCCTTTCCCGCTTTCAGCGACGAGTACGAGAGCGGCTATCTGTTTTCGGAGCGATTCAACGAGAGCTGGTATCTCACGCAAGCTGCCGCGCTCGGGACCTACGGCACGGCTTCGCTGTTGCAGTGCGACCCTGTTGCACGGAGCGGCAACCTGCTGAAAACCGACAAGGTGAAGATCCACGAGCTTGCCGATGTTCCGCCGGCGCTTCGCTGGGGGCGTGGCTGGGATCTCGCATCGACCGAGAAGCAGCTCGTCAAAGAAGATCCGGACTACACCGTCGGGCTGGAACTGGCGATTCAGTGGCTACTTCCTCCGGAAGAATCCGGCATTACCGAGAAAATCCCGCACCTCTGGATTAAGGACGTTATTCGAGGCCGCTGGGCGGCGCCGGAGCGTGATAGACGCATCAAGCAGACGGCGATGATTGACGGCGCTGCCGTTGTCGTCGGCACCGAATCAGTGGGCGGCTACAAAGACACTTACGAGCACATGGCTGAAATACTCAAGGGCCTTCGCAGTGTGCGCAAGATCACCCCTCCCGGCGATCTTCTCGTGCGTGTAGCCCCTCTTGAGCCGATCTTCGAGGCCGGGAATGTGCACCTGGTCCGCGGCGAATGGAACCGTGATTTCCTGAAGGAAGTCGGAGACTATCCTTCCGGAGCTCATGACGACCAGGCCGCTGGACTCGTCACCGCCTGGGAAATGCTGAAAGCGAACCCGGCGCCGATGGGCAGGCAGGTATCGAAGCGGAAACCCATGACCGCGGGATTGAGGGGGGCGAAGTTTTGAGGACGAAGAAGCAGGTTTTCGCGAAGCTGGGAAAACTCGAACTCTCGCGCCGCGTTCCCGTGCCGCCGAAAGCAGCACCGAAAAGCGTCCAGCTTGCGGCCAAGAACGTCAATCGACCGGGCGTCGTTGTAGGCAAATCCGGCAATACCGGCGTCTATGGCATGGCTGATACCGGCGAATACCTCAAGAAGCTCCAGGGAGCGGCCGGACGCGCAACATTCGACGAGATGCGGCGCAGCGACCCCGTTATCGGCGGCGTACTGTTTGCGATTGGGCTTCCGATCCGGCAGGCGAACTACTACGTCGAGCCCGTGAGCGATAACAGTACCGACGTTGAGATTGCCGAGACGATTCAACGCGGGCTGCTGGAAGATATGACAATCACGTGGGATGACACAATCCGTCATATTCTGCTGATGTTTCCGTTTGGTTTTTCTGTGCTTGAGAAGGTATGGGAGCTCCGCGACGGATTTGTGCAGCCGCGAAAGCTGGATCCACGTCTTCCGCAGTCGATTGTGGGCTGGAAAACCGGACCTGACGGGCTTATCGGGCCTACACAGATGGACGAGGGGTTCAAGGAAATCGTTCTCCCGATCGAGAAGCTGCTCGTGTTCTCCACCGACAAAGAGGGCGATAACTGGGAGGGAATCCCGCTGTTGCGTCGCTGCTATAAGCCGTGGTTTATCAAGAACACTCTCGAGAAGGTCAACGCGATCAAACACGAACGACACGGCGTTGGAATTCCCGTCATGGATATTCCGGAGAACATAACGCAGGACTCGAAGGAGTGGCAAGATGTTGAGTACGTGCTTTCAAGTGTGCAGGCGAATGAGCAGGAATATGTTATCACGCCTAATGGTTATACGTTTCGCATTGAGGGCGGTCAGGGCAAGGAAGGCACGGACGCGCTGCCGTCGATCAAGTACTACGACGAGGTAATTGCAAAAGCGCTGATCGCGATGTTCATGAGCCTTGGCAGCACCGACACCGGTTCGCGCGCGCTCGGCGGTGAGTTCCTTGATATATTCAGGCTTTCGATTCAGTCGTTTGCCGACTATATTTGCGAAGTCATCAACCGATTCGCGGTCAAGCAATATGTAGATTTCAACTGGAACGTGAAAGAGTATCCGCGTCTGAAAGTTCGGCGGATTCAAAGGCTTGACCCGCAGGTGCTCGCCGTCCTGAAGAACGCAGGCCTCATCACCGGCGATGAGGAAATCGAGAACACTATCCGCGACGAGCTCAACCTGCCGGATAAGCAGACTGAAGAGCCGCAGGGAAAGAAGCCGGTCAAGAAAGAGAAGCCGGACCCCGACGCGGGCGATGACGATGATGACGACCAGCATTCAAGCCACGATCACGGGTTGCACCTTTCGACCCGAGACCCGAACGCGTTCGACCAGCTCGCAGACCTGGACGCGATAGAATACGCGCTCGACAGCGCCACCGAATCGCTGCAGGCCGAGCTTACCGAGTGGCGCGATAAGCAGCTCGACAAAATCATCCTCCAGGTGGTCGGCGGCAGGCAGATTCAAGACATCGCGGTCCCGCATAAAAAAGATATGCATGCGGCGCTGCTGAAGGAATACAAAAGCCAGCTCAAAGAGGCGAAGAAGCAAGCCGTCGAGGAAATGCAGCGGCAGGTGCCGATGAAGAAGCTCGCGGATACGCCATTGCCGGACTTGACGGAAATGCTTCGCATCATCGAGGAAGAGCTGACGATCAAGATCCAGGGTGCCTCCGATAAGCTGAAAACGACCATTGCGACGCAGGCGTTGGACCTGAAGAAGAAGGGTCTCACCGGCGAAGAACTCAAGGGCAAGCTCATCGAATCCGTCAACGCAAAAGTCACCGATGCGCCTGTGAAGGAGCTCGCGTCGACTGCGGTCAATCAGGGCTGGGGCGAAGGTCGCCAACTCGGCATGGAAGCGTATGCCGACGAGATCGAGGACGTTTACCGATCGGGACTGCTCGACAGCAAGCTGTGTTCTG